AAAAAAATATTAAAGACAAATTTAATTTATACCCTAATCACGAGGATTAAAATATGATAATAGATTTTATAATTTTAACAGGCGTATTTATTTTATTAACAACAGTTGCTATTGTGTGGTGGCAACATATTAAATAGGAGATAACATGAAGTGGTGGCAGAAACAACAACCAAACAGCAAGGACTTACCATTAAGAATGTATGTGAATGGCGAGTATCATGCTACATTTAACGATATACTTACACTTGATTTTGTTAAATCAGAATTTGAAAGTGCAGGATATACTAT